CATTAGCGCGCGCGCCGATCTTACCTTCCGGCGGTCGCATGATTGGCTGCGACGGTGTGATAAGTTCAGCTTGTCCCGTGCGCGGATTTGTGCGCGTGACAAGCCCAGTATCAGGAGGGCCAGCCATAAAGCCATAGTCGGCCGGCGTCGCGCCTTCCGTGCCTTTTACCGGAATAGCGCCGGCCTGTGGCGACCGTTTAGGTATGGCGACAACGCGCGTCGCGCCAGAAGCATCTTTAACCTCGCGGTATTCATATTCTGATGCCGACTTAAGTTTTTCGCGCGTATTAGCGGCATTGTCTACAAACCCGGCAAGCGCGTCAGGATCATATTTAGCGCCGAGCATACTTTCAAATTCAGGATGCTCTTTAATAGCCATTTTACGAAAGTCATCATATCCCGCGCCATTATTGTTGAAGACTTTAGCGCCAAAATTTTCTAGCTTTTCAAGCATCTTGGCGTCACGATCAAGCGCTTCTTTGTTGATTTCAAACTCTAGCTTGCGTCCGGCAAGCTCTTCTTTTCGCGCTTCGGCGCCAAGTTTCTGCTTTTCCAGACCCATTTTGGGTAGGTCTAATTCTTCAAACCGGCGCTGACGAAGCGCTTGTTCAGCGCGGATGTTTTCTGCGCTGGCCGCAGCCTGTTCGGCCAACCGGCGTTCGCGTTCAGCTTCTAGCTGGCTTTTGGGTAAATCAATTTCGCCGTATCTGCGCTCACGCAAAGCTTGTTCAGCGCGGATATTAGCCGTGCTTGCGGCGGCCTGTTCCGCCATACGTTGCTCGCGTTGACCGGCTAATTGCGACGCATAAATCTGTCGCGCAAATTCCGGATCTTGTGCCCAAAGACGATTGACGACTTGAGGATCATTTATGTTTAAGCCGCCAGCCATGCCTCGAATAGCTTGTTCAGCTTGGAGCTTGCGGCCATATTCAGCCATTTGCATTTCTGCAAGCGCGTTCTGACGCTGGCGATAGTCCATCGACTGAAGCTGCGCCAGCATATTAATGGGATCAGCGCCGCCGCCATACTGCGGAATCTGCGAAGCTATGTCATAACGAACGGGCATAGATCAGACCTCAAGCTGGATAAGTAGGCGCACCCTGAAAACCGGCATAAGGCTGCGATGAACGGTTCAGCATATTATACGCCAAATAATTGGACGGTATAGTATTAAGCGCCTGACCCAGCGCGCCCGCGCCGCCCATATAGCTAGATGCCCGCGCTTGGCCAACGTTCTCCATAGCCGTGCCGTAGGGGTTGGCCGAAGTAAGCGCCGCCATCGTCGGGATCGCGCCCGTGTAAGCGCCGGCTGTTGTCGCGCCAGCATTGGAGGCCATAGAGCCAAGATTAGCCCCCGCGCCAAACCGCTGATTCATAAGGTTCGTGCCAAACTGACCGGCGAGCCCCGACGCCGTATTGGCCGCGCCTGCGCCTGTGCCGGCCAAGTTTTGAAGGCCCTGAATCGCTTGCGCGCGGTTGGCCATGAAACGATTATACGCGTTGCCATATTCTTGGCTTCCGGCTTCCTGTCCGTAGCGCGTCGCCGCCTTAAGCGCACCGCCCGAACCGGCCATACCGCCAGCACGAGCCGCCGCCTGCATGGCGCGCTGGCCTTGGCCAAACCGGAACGCATAGCCAGGGTCCATCTGAAGTTCTTCAAACGTCGGCTGACGTGTGTAAGCGCCACCATCGCCAAACAACGCCGCGAGCTGATTCGTCGCGCCTGCGCCAGCCGTCATGTAGGGCTGCTGGAATCCGACGCCTTTACCGTAGAACTCCCGGCCGGCGGCTTCGCCGCGTTGCGCTTGGTCTAGCAGATCAGCCCGGCCGCGACCATAATAGTCACCTGCCGCCGCCGCGCCGCGTTCAGCCATAGCCTGCGCTTGTTGCTGCGCCTGCTGCTGCGCGATCAGACCGAACAGCCCCGATGTCTGCGCCGCCTGCTGCTGCGCGCGACCGGCCTGCTGAGATCCAAGATAGCCAAGACCGCCTGAGACTAGGCTGGTCCCGCCAAGTAAAGCCATTGTGATCGGGTCCATAACTTAGTCCTAGGTCTTAATGATATAGAGGATGCCGTAGTTCTTCGGCTTGGTTTCGGTGCCGCCAGTTGTCGAGGTAGCGACAGTAATGCTTGCGTAGCCGAAGCCAGAAGTAGCGGAACCGCTAACAGTACCGTATGTCGTGCCGCCGGGGTCCAATCCGGGTGTAGCAAACCCGATAGTAGAGTGGGTATGCCCGCTATCCGTCGCCGTATGATTATGGTTGAGATATGTGTCGGCCGCATAGACGCCAACCGCCGGGCCAACCGCGCCGCTAGACGATCCAGTTGCGTTCGTGCCAGTGCCACGAAGAAACATGCCGCGAAGATCTGGGAGCCTAAAAGTCGTAGAGCCGTCGCCCGCGCCCCAAGCCGTGCCAATAGCCGCGAAGAGCGTAGCGTAGGTAGTTCTTGAAACGGTTTGCCCCTCGCAAGCCAGCCAACCCGTCGGCGCGCTAGTGCCGGCAAACGGCGCGATAATACCCGCCGGAGCTGCCGTTGTCTGCGCCGTGTCAACATATGCTTTAGTTGCGGCCTGAAGATTGGTCGTCGGTGAGCCTGGCAACACAACCGGCACGACCGACGTGACGGCAGTGGAGTTAATAGTAACTTGATCTGCGCTATTTGTGCGAACGACAAAATCTCTCGCGCCTTCAGCGGTGATCGTGGTTTTGGTGCCGTCAGCATACCATTTAGACCGCGCCGTGACGCCGCTACTAATCTGGATAACGCCGTCGGCAACCTCAAGCGCTTCGTTAGGAACGCCTGTGCCGATACCGACGCGGCCAGAAGAGTCGATAACAAATGGCGTGATGTCAGGATCGGCCGAGTCCTGAACAGTCAATACGTTGCCAGAACCAGTCTGCGTTATTCTAAGAGCGGGACCACCAGAATCAGAATCAATCGTGACGTTACCCGCAAAAACTGGCGACAAAGCGGTCGATGGTGCGGAGATATAGTCGACCGTCCAAATCTCACTATCATTAGGATCAGTCAGCTTGAACTTATACGCGTTAGACCCCAGCCAAATACTCGCCTCGCCGCGTGTGTCCAAAATAATAGGGTTGGAGTTAGCATTAGCGCCGGAGCTGTCCGTATAAGTGGTCTGAGGCGTCGTCGTGCCGGCTGCGTAAGTGTAAAGCTTACCACCGACAAGGGGCTCGCCCGCCACGTCGACAAACTGTGTTTTGGCCAGTGGCGAAAGAACAGCCATTATTCACCTATGTTGCACGATACGGTCATAATGACCGATGGAATAGCCGGAACCGGCGATGCAGCCGGAGCGGCATGGATCTCTACGTTAACGTCAGTCGTAGACCACATTAACTCAAAATAGTCGCCCGTATTCAGTCTTAGCACAAAATTCCATGCCGCAACATAGGCTTGAGAACTACCTGACATAGTGATCTTGGTAGCCGAGTTAGGAACATCGGTTCCATTAGTCCGAGCCCAGATATATACTGTTTTAGAGCTAGAATTAGTGCTAACTAACTGAATAGAAAACTGAAAGTTATACGAGCCAAGCCTGTTTACATATATTCTGGACGATGGCGTTCCAAGACTAACACCTTGGCTTAGATCGGTCGTATTATATGTGACAGCGTATGCGGTATTGATAGCGGCGGCGGTTTGATCGGTAGTATCGTAAAACGTGCCGTAACGAAGCGATCCGCTGCCTAACAGCGCGTAGACATTATAGAAAAAACGATACCATTCCCGCGTCACATACAGCGTAACGGTGTCCCATATCGGAACACGAGCCGCCGGGATTTGTGTAATATTATCAACCATTTGTCGGGCTCATATGTAATTCAGCGCCCATAATGGCGATCTTGACCGGATCGGTGCCTGACACTTCATACACACGGTCGCGCAGTTTGACCGTCATGCCGAGCCGCCGCCACAGCGTGCGGTAGCCATATTCACCTATCTTACCCATCGACCGCCAATGCTCATTAGACCACGTATGGCCACCATCGTCCGACCATCGGAGCATGACCTGCGGATCAGCGCCAACGGTCAGCGGATAAAGATACGCCTCGCGGATAATAAGCGGATCGCCCGCACGGGCATAGATCGTGTCTCTAGCGCGGTCGCGGATATAAGTTATTTCGACAATCTCTTCTTGCGTGTAGCCAGAAAGACCCACGCCCGTTTGACAGTCAAGTTGAAGACTATGCTGCGCCGTTCTATTGAGATCATTTTGGCCGCTAGGTAACGCGCGCCACGAACGAAGCCATTTTTGAACCGCGCCAGCTTCAGAATACACATTCAAATCATAGGCATATATCTCACCAGTAAGATAATCGCCTATGACAATCTCATTGTTAAACGACATCTGGCAGTTGCCGCGATGACGCGTAAACTCGTCACTATTCCACCCGGCGCGCTCATGCCAAACGCCGGTCGCCACGTCGTAAACCCATGTCGTATCGGCAGTCGGGAAGTTCAGAACATAGAAACTGTGGCCGTCCTGTTGATAGGTGTAGCCTCTTGCGTCTGATAGGTCAGAATATTGCTGAATCTGCCATTCAACAGCATGTGTCGAGACGCGCTCGCCGGAGTAACCTTTAGAGCGATAAACAACGCCGCGGCCGCGAGCGTCAGCCCCCAACCAGAATACGCCGTTATCCAGCTTGGCCACTGAATACGCCGCCGCGCAACCGATCTCGTTGAACGCTCCTTGGATGCGCGCCAACGGAAAATCGGGCAGGCCGGCGTCATACCAGACTTCGACCGTATTAGTGCCGAACAGCCAGACTTCACGATGGTCAACAATCAATGTGACAAGATTGTCCGGCGAACCTTCAGCGCTGGCGAAGTCAAGAGGATCAATCGCGGTCTGCGTCGAGTCCATGACCCAAAAACGTTGACTGTTAGGCTCGTTAAAAACGAAATAGCCGTCAAGAAATCCGACGCCAATCGCGCCAGCAAACGGCGTAGTAAGCTGCGTTATGAAGTCAGAAAATGTCAGGTTGACAGACGCATTGGTAGCTGTTGCGGCGGCGGATAGTTTGAAGAAAACTGCAAATGTTAGCGAAACGCCGGTGTTAGTGGCCGTAGCGGCGGCGGATAACACAAATGTCGTGGAGTTGGTTATGCTAGCGACGGTAGCGCCCGTTGGTATGCCGGTGCCGGAAACAGGCTGACCTACTTGAATGCCAGTCGTGTCGCCGCCGGATACCGTTGTGCTAGTATTCGTCGTGTTAAAGGTCGTTACTGTCTCAGCATACGCAACAGCGGAAACCGTCGCGCCCGTAGGAATGCCAGTGCCCGAAACAGGCTGATCTACATAGATGCTACTCGTATCGGCAGTCGTAACAGTGGTCGACGTGTTAGTCGTCGAGCAAGTCAGCACGGACGTGCTGCTGTTATAAATATAGCCGTTGGCGTTAGCCGCTATAAACATCTGGACGCCATTATCAACCATGTTGACAGGGCCAGACCCGGCTATAATACCTTTTTCCGTGGCTACCCAATCCGTATCAATCTGATACAGTTTATTGCCGGATACCGCGTAGCCGTAATCCCCAAACGTCCACAACCCTCGAACCGGGCCGATACCTAAAATCGCTAGTCTTCGCAGTCCTGGCGCGCGTTGAAGCCATGCGGCTTCTTTGCCGCCTTCAGGCACGATCTCAGGAAAGAGATTGACCATACGGCTGTCGGCCGCATTCGGACTGCGCGCTACATAGGAAGATCCGAGAATCGGCGTCTTCATCAGTAATTACCCGCGTAAATATTATAGCGCTGACGCGTGCCGACGATGCTGTAAGGCAGCGCCATAATGTCGTCAGGGTTGTTGATGCGCTTCAGATTGCGTTTGCTATACATCGCTATGCGCTGCACCTGCGCGGACGGCTCAACACCAAACTCCGGGGCAAGTTCACAGGCCAGATTATAGCGAAAAGCGCGGAGATAGCCCGGCGGGAACGTCAATGACGTAGCAAGCGTCGCAGGCTGTGTCAGTTCCTCAACCGAAATAAAATGCCACTCCAGCTCGCGTAGCGGCTTGGGGTAAATAAACATGTCAATATCCGGGTAAGTCATGTTGACAAATATGACTTGCGGATAGGTCGACGTGACCGTTTTGACGGCGATGCCGTCATATTGCTGCTGGTTAATAAATTTTATGCCGTAAGACACATTGGTCTGCGGATCTCGAAAATAAGTCGCGTCATCCAACAGAACTGGGCGATTACCAACAAAATCGCCTGACGGGCCAAGCGTCCGGTTAAGTTCGCCGGGTGGCCACAGAAAGATTTGATCCTGAGTTGAAAAGACCGCCAGACGTTCCGTGTTCCACGAGTCGATCATCTGGTTGAGCGCTGTCAGCGCGTCGTTGGCGGTTTCGTTGGAGGGCGTTTCCCCCTCCGCCAGCATCCCGATCAGTCTCAGGGCTCCGCAAATTTGCTGATACGCCGTCGTCATCGTTCACCTTCAATTTGCGGCGACGCGGCGGTTCTGCTGCGTCAGGATCGAACCGCTCCCAGCCGTTCTCTTCGTCGGCTTCGGCTTCCATTTCTAGCGTAGCGATTTTAACGCCATGACGCTCATGACGCAAATAGATCATAGCCATTTTACACCTATGGAAAGGGCCAGGCGGGCCGTAGCCCGCCCGTAGGATTAGATTAGGCGACGACCGGATACTGCCACTTGGAGCCGTCCGAAATGAACAGCTTGCCAGTGCCGGTAGCATTGGTCGTCGTAGCGAGCGAGCCTTTCGGCGCGGTCGTTGTCGTCGTGTTGGCGGTAATCGCGCCGGTCAGAAAATACAGACCCGCCGTCGCATTAGCGACAACCGCGTCCGTAGTTGCTGAAGAAGCGAAAGTCGAGCCGGTGATAGCAGCGCCAGTAATCGTCGTGCCAGAAACGAGTTCCGGGTCAGAATACGCAACGCCTACCGCTTTAGTATTAGGCATAGTTGCTGCTCCTATTAGCTAACAGCAGCGTACTGCCACTTGGTGCCATCCGAATAAAAGATCTTGCCGACGCCCGTAGCGTTCGTCGTCAGGCCAATCGAACCTTTGACCGCAGAGGTCGTGGTCGTGTTGGCAGTGATCGCCGTGTCGACAAAATAGATACCAGCGCCATTCGGGAACAGGATGGTCGTGCCGCCAACAAGCTTGGAAGCATTAGTATTACCGTCCGTAAACAGATAGCTGGCCGAACCATTCGGAATCGTGCCGGTCGGGCCGTACGAGTCGAGCGGGTAAGAGGCATTTGAGGTAGAGGTCGTCATATGAATTTCTCCTTAGTTGAAGAAGATGGGGCCGAAGCCCCATCCAATTAACCCCACAGACGGACAGCCATCTGCGGACGGATGACCGAGTAGC